AATTTGAGAGGTGCAGCTTCACCATCAGTCAGAACAACACATTGAACTTTCTGGAGTTTGTTTTCCCGTTGAAACTGAGGAAGAATTTGGTGAAGTGCAACTAAAGTCTCATTCAAAGGAGTTCCAGAAAGAGAAAGACGATACGGATGAGTATACTCAGGAGCATCGTTATATGAATAACGAAACTCTTTAGCCAACCTAAAGATGTTAATCATCTGTTCCTCAAGAACACGATTATTCACTTTACTGGTGAACAAGTTCATGAGTGAGAAAGTTTCATCCACATAAACCAATCCATGTTTCTTTTGATAATGGGGTTCCATAGGTTTTTGACGGCGATTGTCATCATAGTCATAACGACGCCACTCATTCGTGAAAGCATAAACCTCAAAAGGAATCGTAACTTTTTTACAAAACCACATCAGGTTATAGAGTTGTTTGAGAGTATCCATCATTACTTGAGACATGGAACCAGACCAGTCCAGAACAAATACCAGACCATGATTCTTACCATTGGCAAGAGTGGTGACTTTCTTGAAGAGATCTTCATTGTATTTGTAGGTGTGAAGTTTGGAGCAATCCAGAACACCAGTGCGGGCAGTGGTAGCACGGGCATAAGAGTCTGCTGCCTTACGGCATTCAAATTCTTTCACCAGATAGTTGACTTCTTTCTGAGCAGAACGCTTGAACTCACGATACTCTTTGTCTACTTTACCAAAGAGATATTCTTTAGGGTTAGTATAATCAGAATATTTTGCAATAGTTTTTTCCCACCAATCATTGATCTCTTTATGAACTTCAGCGTTTGAACCAATAACACTACTAAGATTGAGTTTGGGGAGCTCCAAATAAATGTTTTCCGACCCATTCATGTTCACAAGATCACGAAGGGCTTCTTCCAGATTGTCTGCAGTCTTAACTTCAGGTTCCGAAGTTTCTCCACCAAGATTTGAACTATTATCGGTGGGAGTATCCATTTTATCTTCCGATTGACCATCAGAGGACGCCTGGCCACCCTCTCCAGAGGTTTCCAAGTCATCCTCCTGAGAGGAAGTTTGTTCTTCCTGAGGCGCACTTTCCGACCCGTTGCCAGGATTAGATTGAACATTATCAAACGAATCAATTTTAGTTTCTTCCTTTTGACTCCTCTTACAATACTCGTAAAGTTTTACGGCAGCTGCAATCGCATCATCAAAGGTTTCTGCATCTGCAACCATATTCAGAATTTCAGTTTCCTCACCCCGTTCAATAGGAATTTGAGTGAATCCACCAATCTTAAACCACAGATTTATACGATCGGCCAGATTGTAAGTAGAAATATCATCATCTTTAATCTGGAAGAAATCATCCTCATGCAGTTCTTTATATCCTGCAAAGAAAGATTTATTCAAACCTGCATAACGACGCTTCATCATTTTTTCAATACGAGCGTCTTCAGTCACATTCACGAATTGTTGAGGAATCGTAAATTTCTTACTCCAATCCTCATTAGGGGTATAAAGAGCATGACCCACTTCATGGCCAACAAGCATGTCATACACTGCATTGGAAGCCTTCTCCCACATGGGAAGAGTCAAGACACGAGTATCCACATTGAAACATGCAGTAGGAACATGTTTGTGTTCCACAACCAAATCTTCCGTTGCGAGAAGACGGGCGAGTTGACCTTTGACTTCGTGATTAACAGGCATGAACTTTGTTTCGTATGCAGCCATAATACGACGAAACCGCCCCATTGGAGCGGTTCATGTGACGCTTTTTGAACTGGGCCAGTCGTGCTTTTGCTTGGCGCAGTGCTTGAGGTTTAAGTTTTCTTTTCTGGGATTTCCCAGAGTTGTGTTGCCAGTTTGGTGTGGTCATGACACTAGTTTGCTGAACCCTTTTACTTTATCAAATTTCATCACCCTGTCAAATTTATCCATGAGATCGTCGGTCTTGTGTGAGATTACAAACACATGAGCATCCTGGATGACATAACGAATAATATTTGTGAAGAAATCTGTTCCTGCTCCATCCAAAGAACTATCAAAAATTTCGTCTAGGATGAGAAGATTTGTACTGGCCGAGTTTCTAAGTTTGGCAATGTCCCGCCAGGTAAACAAGAGAGAAAGGTCAATACGCATCTTCTCGCCTTCACTAAACGATTCGTAACTAAAATCTTCGTGAACTGGTGACTTGATAACCTCCTTAAACTCTTCATCCAATGTGAAATTGATGTAAAAGTCCATCATCTGTAGATACTTGTTTATCTGCTGATTCATGAGAGGCAGATACTTTTTGATGATCTTAGACTTTACTCCACCATCTTTCATCAATGAATGAGCGAACTCGTAATAATTAACTTGTTCCTTTTCCTTAGATCTTTCTTTTTCTAATGTATCAAGATCTGTTATTAAGTTTTCAAGGGCTTTGCGCTCAGAATTTCGATTTTGAACTTGTTCGGTAATTTCTTGAATTTCGTTTCGTAGATTTCTGATTTGTCTGTTAAGCCCAGTAATTTTAACATTGTTGTGTGAAATGTCATTGTTGAGTTTGTTAATCTCCGTAGAATAAGATAAAAATTGTTGATCCTTTTCCTGTTCTACATTGATTGCATCCTCCAACTCTCGGTATCCGTCATTGAGTTCCTTTGATTTCTCCTCAATATCTACAATCTTATCTAGGCGAAATTTTTCCTCAATGCTTTGAGTACATGTGGGACAAACCGAATTTTCCTGGAAAAATTTATGTTCTGATACTAATGTTTGTATCTTCTGTTCCAGTTTAGCTTTAATTTGATTAAGTTTTTTCAGAGTTGAATTTGTACTAGTAAGTTCTTCTAACTTTGGTTGAAGATCTCTTTCAATCATCACCAAAGTGGCTTCATTATCGGTGGTTAGTTCATCAATTTCATTTTCAATCGTTTGAATATTATCTTCCTTTCTCTTAATGCGATCCTTTCCACTCTTGTCAAGATCTTTGATGAAATTTTCTTGCATCTCAATCTTATCCTCAATCATTTCTTTTTTGATTGAAAATTCACGAATCAGTTCATTTGTTCTACGCATTCTCTCTTTGAGAATATTATTCATTGTAGAAAAAATCTTAATATCTAAAAGATCTTCAACAATCTCTCTACGATGTGAAGAAGTCAACTGCATAAATGGAACGAAAGTTGCAGATCCAAGAATTACCGTCTGCGTGAAAGACTTATAGTTGAGTTTAAGAATACCTTCCTCAAGTTTCTTCTGTTGATCTTGAGCTGCAGAATCTTGATCCTGAACTTTACCATCAATCCAGATCTCAAAAATATTTGGTTTAATACCTCTAATAACTTTATAGTCTTTATTGCCGATCGTAAATTCAATTTCCACAACACAATCCTTCTCGTTCACAGAGTTAATAAGTTGGGGTTTATTAATCTTACGGAATGGTTTATTATACAACACAAAAGTAAGAGCATCCAAGATGGTACTCTTACCAGAACCATTAGTTCCGACAATTAGATTCGTTTGAGCGTCTTGAAAATTTACTTCAGTAAATTGATTTCCAGTAGAAAGAAAATTACGCCATTTAATCGTTTTGAACAAAATCATATTTTCTGGGAGGAATCACAAAATCATCAGGGGTTATAATTGCATATCTATAATTATACTCGTGGCAAGTCTTTATTGCAAGTTGTGGGTCAACTTCTACAACTTCCATTTCAGGATAATCATCAGCCTCTAAAAGACCAGCAAATCTCTCTGCATCATCTTCATCCTGAAAGAAATATAAAGTCTTATCGCCATAAGAATCCGCTACAGCGTATGCACCGTCTTCGTCTCCATATGGCGTGATCATGTACATATTATTCTATTTCGCAGGCTTCTTGATAGACCTCTCTCAAAAGGGTTTTGACTTTTTCTTTATCCAAGTCAAAATCAGAGTCCTCAACATATTTATTTAAAATGGTGATGGTATCCTCTATTTTTTCTTGATCAAAGTCTACATCATCGTCATTAACTTCAAAGTTTTCAACGATTTTGATATCTACAACTCCAGTTTTGTAGATTTTATCTACAAACTTTTCAAAAAGAAGTTGATCTGATTTCTTACGAACTATAATTTTAACGATCTTATCTTTACAGGAAGTTGTATTGAATAACTTTGGATTTTGATCCTCATAATAAATCCTTTCAAACATATTATAAGGATTTTGAACGAACTCTAATTCAAAAGTTTCAGTATCAAAAAAATTAAATCCTCTTTTATCATCTACATCATTCCAATAGAGTTGATAAGGATTTCCAAGGTAGAAAATTTTTCCGTTATTAGAACGAGTATGATAATGTCCAGAACACACAATTCTGAAGTTATCAAAAACATTCACTTCCATTCCATGTTGTTGAACATTTCCAGGATACACACTAAAACCTTGAAGTTCAAGATGACCAAACGCAGCCTTTGCTTTAGTTTTAGAAAGTTTGTCTAAGGTTTCTTCACGATTCTCTGGAGAAATCCAAGGAATCATAAATGTTTTTAGTCCAGCAACTTCATATTCACCTGGACTGGAAATAGGAACAATGTTGTCATACTCTCTTAACAGGGACTCAATGGAGTTGACTTCATTGGTATTTTTATAATATGCATCATGGTTTCCAACAATTTGATATACTTTGACACCAAGATCGCGGAAACGATCATAAACATTTTCCTTTGCCCAATTCAGAGCCCAGAAATCTACACTTTTACGATTATCAAATGCATCTCCTAAGTGAATGCAATGTTTAATGTTTCTCTTTTCCAATTCAGGAAAAAAGACATCTTGATAAAACTTTTTAAAATAATCATGAAAGGTTTTACTACCTTTTCTGGCCCCATAATGGGTGTCAGTCACGCAAGCAATTAATGTCATTGATACATTTTTGTTTGAATGGAATCTTTAATACTATTATAGTCGGAAGCGTTTCCGTAGTCATCGTCCACAGTGAACACTTCATCGTATCCAGATCTTTCAATAATCTTGGAACGAATTTCCATCTGTTTCTTTTCTTTTTGAATTCTTCTCAAAAATGCGTAGTGAATAATCTGAGTAAAGTATGCAAAAGGATTTGAAGATTTTTCTGGATTGAAATTGTGAATGTACTGAACACAATTCTCAATGCCATCACAAATCATGTCCTCTCGGAACATGTAGTTGACAAAGTTTGGTTTGTAAGATAGGTGCGTGGCAATCTTGAGAAAACACTCTCCAAGATAGTTAGTAATACGGGGTTTTGGTTCACCATTCTCCGCAGCTACCTTGACTTTTCTTTTATACTCACATATCGCTTCTAAAAATTCTTTGTTATTTACATAATGTTCTGATCTTTTTCTTTTAGGTGCTTGCATTTCATAAGTCCCCGTTATTATTAATTGTTCCTATTATAACATTATGAACAATTCTTGACAAGACCCCCAAATATCCTGTACAATTACTCTGTGGAGTTTCAAAGATTAGCTTTCTTTAATATCTGATTGGCCTCTATAAAGTTTTTCAAATCTTTTTCGTGCTTCAGAAACGGACGAGAGATATCCCATTTCTGGAGTTAGAGAATTTTTTGAATTTTTTTTATCTTGTTGTCTTAAAAATTTGTGATACATTTCAATAGTCTCTTCATCACGAACTTCACTGATTGTAAGAACTTTATCCATATCCAGTAAAAATGTATCATCATCAGCAAATTTAAGCCATGGATCTATTTTGTATCCTTGCATTCCAATTTGTTTCATAACAATTACTTCAATAGTTACTGGATTATTGAGTATTAACATTGTTCTACCTTCTTCTTCAGAAGGACAAACGATAGAAAATATCTCTTCTCCAGAAATTAATTTGATAACTGCATAGAAATCTTCTTCCATCATTCTTTTAAATTAACTTGAACAAATTCGTAGTTAAAATTCTCTTCATTATAGATTTTGACTCTTTCTATCAGGTGATTTAATGTATAGTTTTTTCTTGAATTTTTAGTACAATCATCGGCAATATCATAAAGAACTGCTTGAGTTTTATTGTCACCTTTTCTTAAAACTCTTCCAATTGATTGGAGATTACGGATTCTAGACTTTGAAGGTGAAGCAAAAATTACATTGTGTAGATTCTTAATGTTAATTCCCGTACTAAATGTTCCGTATGAAGCCACAATGATTGCATTCTCTTCTCTTTCAGTGATTTCTCGGACCAATTCTCTTTCTTCTGCGTCTACTCCACCATGCACATAAAAAACTTTACGACCATCCTTTGCAGAATTATTTATTGATTCATATAAAGGTTGACCATGAGTTTCAACTCTAGAAAAAAGAACAAGAGTATTGCCTTTGAGATCTAGTGCAAGATTTTTAATAAAGTTATTTCGTTTTGGATGTCCAATAATAAATTGAACTTCATCCTCAAAGTTTTCAAATTGTTGTGGATTATGTTTGAGAATAATAATTTTAATTTGAAGTTTAGAAAGATGTCCTTTATCAATTAACTCTTTTGTTTGAGTGACTTTATAAGATGGGCCGAATAAACCCTCCAATACCCATTTATGCGTTTGAGTACCATCAAGAGTACCCGTAAAACCGAACCTATATTTTGTATTATCCAACTTAGTCATAATACCGACTAAAGATTTGGACTTAAATTGATGAGCCTCATCTCCAATGACTACATCAAAAGCATCATAAAAATTTCTAGGAAGTTTGTAAATAGACTGCCAAGTGGTGATAACTACAGGATACTCATTAGTCTTCTCACGACCGCTGTATATGCGGTGGCAGTAGTCCTCTGCGTTCCATCCGTAGTCCTGGAAGTCTTTGAACATTTGTTCAACCAGGGAGGTTGTAGGGACCACTAGGAGGATCTTTTGATCTCTTTCTGCAAAGTATCTGACAATAGAGTAAATCATTAACGACTTACCAGATGCAGTTGGTGAAATTAAAAGTTTACGATTATATCTAAGTGCATCATAAACTGCATCTACTTGATAATCTCTTGGTTTATGTTTAGAGATGCGAGTCATATAATCTTTGACTCCTTCATAAGAGATCATTTCATTCTCTTCTAAAGGAGTTCCGTAGAATTTATTATTTTTAAACTCTACTTGATAGTTCCATTTCTTCGCCCAAGAAACTACCTTATCGAGAAGACCAACATAAATTTCTCCAGTATGAGTAGAAAAAAGACGAATCTTTCCATCCCAATACTTACTTCTGTACTGGGGCATAAATTTGGCTCCAGGTACATCAAAAGTAAAATGTTCTGAAAGTTCTTGGTAGATATGGGGTTCTGCTTCGATCTTCAAAAATACTTCGTTCTTTTTCGCAATTACAATATCAGTCATATCCTCTAATAAATTTCTGCCACTCAATCGCATTTTTGAGCTGATATGTTCTATTTAATATAGTTTTAAGAATACTCTCTAGATAATTCAACATCATCTGATAGTATTCAATCTTAGTCTGACACTTAATTAAATCTTCATCAGCATCTAGATACTTATCCAAATCTGGTTTAAGTACCTTATGATCAAAAGGTTTTTCAATATAAACTTCTGGTTCGGCTCTACCAGTGTAATATTGCCACTTTTCTTTTTTTAAAATCTTGTATTTGTTTTCCTGGGCCTTCTTTAAGGTTAGAATGTTATTAAAGATCTTATAGTATTTTGCATGAAGACTTGGAATCTTTACTGATTCTGTGTGCAAGTTGTCTTCATCAATTTTGGAGTCTTCTTCCCAAAGTTTTTGAATTTCATCCAGGTTCATAGGGGAAAATTTTATAAAGAACATACTTAAAGGTTACTGTAGCCACTGCATACTGTACATCTTGTATGGTGGCATCAAAATCAATATCAGAAAGAGATGTTGGGAACATTCCCTGAAATTTTACAAGTGTTGATGGTTGAAAATTGCTATTGTAAATTAATAAAGTTCCATCAGAAAGATTTGGGTCTTGGTTTGGATTATTTGGGTCACTCTGTTTCCACTCTGAGTATTCGTAAATACTCTCTGGATAACCAAGTCCTCTCATCCAGTTTTGAATTGCATTGTAATTTTCAAGATTTTCATCGATATTGAAAGTAAGTCTAAAGTCATCAAAAACTAATTTGTCTCCAGGAATAGGAATATCTTTTAGATAAGTTGGTTGAATTGCAACCCCTAAATTAATTCCAGGAACATTTGCTGACTTAGAAAAGAAATCTGCCTTAGGTACTCTTGCAAGATTAAACTTGAATCCTAGAGGACTTAGAAAATTTCTATTTGCAATTTGTTTATCAAAAGCACCAGACATTGTTTTTACTTTTATTTATTCACACCAAAATACTCTTAAATTGAGTATCACCTCTATCCTCACGATAGTGTCTAACTCTATGACAATTACTACACAACATAATGCACTTATCTATTTCTTCTAAGATAGAATTCCAATTACGATCAAGTGATGGTGCAATTTCAAATTTTTTTTCCATAGGATTTACATGGTGAAAATCATATGCACACTTATGAAATGTTCCCCCACAATCGTGACATTTATTTCCGAATTTTTCAATTAAGAGATCTTTTCTCTTATCTCTCCTTCGTCTTGTGTACTCGGCTCTTTCTTTAATATCTTTTCTCATAGTTACCAATTGAATGGTAACTTTATTTATAAAAAAAAGACCCCCGAAAGGGGGGTCAGTGAATTTGTGAAAAGTATTGATCACATTAAGTTGGAGACCTTTACTCTTCTGTAGTAGCGGTTTGCATTGAGGCGGAGTCTTCCGAGTCCCTGATCGGTTCCTTCTGCAAATGGGTTGGCAACAATACCATAACGGGTCTTGAAGCCAATTTTTGGTTGGAAGGTGTCCTGACCGACGGCACGAACCATCTGGA